GTCCCGACCTCGGCTTTGTGGTTCGCCACAAACGCTGCGCTCGCGCTCTCGACCTCGTCGCTTGCTACTAAGAGGTAGCACCTCACATCACTCTGGGAGCTTCGGCTCCCAGGGTGCCAGAGGCGCTGCATTTTGAGCATGAACATCCCTTCACCGAACCCTCTCGTTTTCCCCGCCACCCCCGAGGTGGTGTTTTCAAGTCTCTGGATCAAGCGTCTGCTCTTGGAGAGTAACGCCGTCGACCAAGGGAAGATGGAGGCCGAGTTCCTCCCCTACAACGCCGACACCAAACAAATCGCGCCGGACAGCTTTGTGCAGAAAATGTCGACCGACGATTTGTGGACGGCGATCAATGAAGTTCCGGAGGTCGCGGCGGCTTATGCTGCTATATTAGACTCTGTCACGCCAATGATGGCGTGGCTTGCCAGTAGAAACCAAACATTATGAAATTCCCTATTCCCGAAGGTATGGTTCCGCCCGATGGCGTGACCGAAGGCTCCACCTTTGACGCGCTGGCTACCCTGCGCCTCGAAGCTGACGGACTCACCTTGGTCGCCGTTGACGGTCTTCCCGTTGAAGGTGCTGCCGAGGAAGCCCCCGAAGTCGAAGCCGCTGGTGAAGAGATGGGCTTCGACGAAGCCATCCGCGCCGGAATGACCGAGTAACCGGAGGTTCAAGCGGTGGATATACCCGCAACCTCCAGCAATATTCCGGGGACCGTTGTCCTTCGGAATGATGGTGGTGATTTTAGTGGCAGGAGGCTTTATCTGGATAATGTTCAAATAGAGGGGCTTGGTGGTCGTAATTATTTCCGAGATGCCGAACAAGCTGGGCAGTTGCGCGTAGGTGCCGCTTGGGGATTTCCGGGGATTTATTCTGAGATTGGCCGGTGTGTAGTGGGCGGGCAGGCAGGCGTGACCATCGAGCCGATCGGTGTTGGTAACGTCGGCATCGGAACATCAACCCCTAACTCAAAGGCGATGCTGGATATCACCAGCACAACCCAAGGTTTTCTCCCTCCGCGCATGACAACCACCCAGCGAGACGCCATCACCAGCCCCCCAGCCGGGCTCATGGTCTACAACAGCACGACAAACAAACTTCAAGTCCGCACGGATACTGCTTGGGTCGACCTCCACTAAGATGATCGCCGACACCGAAAGATTGATCGACGGCTTCCGCGGCCTTCCGGCGGGAATGGACGGCTCGAAGGAGCCGCCCCAGACACCAAGCGAAGCCGCTTGGTATGCCACGAACGTCACCTTCCGTGGCGGCAACGGACCGCGCACCCGTCCTGGGTTTCGTGAGATCTCGCCCGACTACTGGCGTGATCCGCAGCCGCCAAGGACGAGTTCCTCGATTTCTGGTAGCGGCTCACTCGCTACTGTCACGACCACGGCGAACCACGGCTACGATGACAGCGATGTGGTGACGATCTCGGGAGCTTCGCCTTCCGGATTCAACGGCACTTACCGGATCACCAAAACCGGAGCGACGACTTTTACTTACGCCAATGCGACGAGCGGAACGGCAAGCACGCAGGGCTCGATCGTCCGCGACATTGACTCGACTTACGGCGAGGATTTCTACAACTCAGCGACCAGCCGGACGCGCTACGCCAACGACATCCAGTCCGGCACCTTCCTGCAAGGGACGCTGGTCTACCAAGATCCCCGCGAGGGAAACCCGACCGAGTTGATCGTTGTTGTCGATGGCAAGATCATGGCGCTCGATTTCGAAGCACGTTCCGTGATGTGTGTAAATCTGAGCGATGAAATGGATACCACGCTTCCCGTCTTCATGGTTCAGGCGGAGAAGTATGTCATCATCCAGAACGGGCTCGATGAGCCTCGGGTTTATGATGGATATGTCTGCCGCCGAGCCAGCTACTACGGGATCCAAGCGGTGCCGATCGGCAAGCAGATGGCTTATGGTCAGGGGCGGCTTTTTGTCGCGGTCAATGAAGGATCGGAGATTGTCGCGGGTGACTTGGTCTTCGGGGGATCGACGACCAATGTTGGAATTACCAGTTCGAGCGCGGCCAACCCCACGGTCATTACCACGGCGAGAGACCACGGATTCTCGGTCGGCGATCAAGTGACTCTCAGCGGGCACAGCAGCACGCCCCCGATCAATTCGACTTACACGATCGGAACAACGCCTGCCGCCAATACATTTACCATCCCGGTCGCCGTGACGAGCGGCGGCAGCGGCGGGTTTGTCAGCCGCTTCAATGCGGGGGAAGACAGCGACCTTTTGCGCTTCACGGAGAACACCTACCTCAACGAAGGTGGGGCGTTGGCCCCGAGCGGGAAGGTGGGTCGGGTCAAAGCCTTGGCCTTCCTTCCGGTGCAAGACACGGCTACGGGGCAGGGGGATCTCATCGCGTTCTGTGAACGTGGCGCGGTGACCCTCGCGGTGTCTGGTCCGCGGGATAAGTGGAAAGACACCGAAGGCTTTCAGCGTGTGCTGTTCGACAACATCGGCACGACGAGCGAGAGCATCCTTTCGGTCAACGGCGATTTGTTCTTCCGCTCCCTGGAAGGCAACGGCATCCGCAATTACCGCAATGCCCGCGCCGAGGCGGCGGGCTACGGGCAGACCCCGATCTCTGCCGAGATTGATCCCATTCTGAAACAGGATACTTCGTGGATGCTCGATAATGTGAGCTTCGCCCAATTCGACGGACGGCTTTTGATGACTTGCTTACCGCAGCGTTTGCCGCGTCGGGCAGCGAACCAGACCGAGGCTGACACCTACGCAGCAGAGCCCATCCCGACAATTTTCAACGGCGTTGCCGTGTTGGATTTCCAATCAACCTCGGCAGGGCGCGGAAAATCCGCGGCGGTTTTCGATGGTGTCTGGACGGGGATTCGTATTGTGAAACTTATCCAAGGCACCTTCGATGGTGATCCGCAGTGCTATGCTTGGTGCTTCCATGAAGACGATACGGGTCGGCGCATCGAGCTTTGGCAGGTGACTAAGGACGATGAATACGACACGCCGGTCGAAGGACCGCGGGTCATCCACTCGGGCATCGTGACGGGGGCAATGAACTTCGAGGACAACATGGGCCTGAAAAAGCTGATCCGCTGCGACTTGTGGTTCGATGATATCGGCGGTGGGCCGGACAACGAGTTCAACTGTTCGCTGGCTTATCGGCCCGACGACTACCCGAACTTTACGACGTGGCAGAGTTTCGAGCGCAATTTCAAGACGGAGTTCCTCTTGGAGAGTAAGAACCTTCTCTCTTGGTCTGAGAAGATCAACGATGCGACGTGGACTAAAACCAACAGCACAGTCACGTCTGATACGGCCAATGACCCTCTCGGGTTGCTTACTCTAACGGCGGACAGCCTTTTAGAGACCACAGCTACAGGAGAGCACAACATTCTCCGCGTGACCCCGACGCTTGGATCTCTGACCACTTATACTTTTTCCGTCTACGTAAAACCATCCGGCAGGACTCGTCTTCTGTTGAGGTTATCCAACACAGGAGGCGCTTATTCCGCAGCCCGCAGTGCCTATTTCACACTGACGGGGACAGGAGCTTTCGACAACGTGACCAGCGGATCTACCGCGCAGATTACGGCTTTGGAAGACGGCTGGTATCGTTGCTCGCTTACCTCGACCACGACAGGATCGGGAACGACCCAAGCAATTATCGGACTTGTTTCTACTGGAACGACGATCAGCTATGCGGGCAACGTATCGGCAGGGGCTATCCTTTGGGGTGCCCAGTTGGAGGCCAATACCTCGGCCACATCTTACGATCCTGACCCGCCGCAGCTTCTCAACTACGAGCGAGGCTACGCTCCCCAAGTTCGCTTTCCGGCCCCTCCCAGAACGGCAAATCTGGCCACGGACGTTCCGGCTTACTTGGGTTATGATTTCACCTTGCGGGTCAACTGGTCGGGCCGTGCCCGGCTCGGCCGGCTCATGCTGCACGGAAACCGGCTCACCGAAGCCGTCAACGGAGGAACCCTCTAATGGCCGAAGTCAAAGAACTCTTCAGTTTGGATGATTCACTGACCACGGTTCAGGATTCATGGAGCAGTTTGCCCGCTGGGCTCACACTGCTCATTGAAGATTCTCCAACTGCGTATACCTTACTGATCGACGACACCTTTTCTCTTTTGATCGAATAATAACTCCGCAATCATGCCATACACCGCGAATAAGAAGATCGCAGGGCTAGACCCAGCAACGACGCCCTTGGCTGCGGCCAACGAGGTTCCGCTGAACCAAGCCGGGACGACAGTGCGGGCTTCCCTGACCGCGATCGAGGCCAAGGTGTTCGATGCCAAGACGGCCCTGACTCCGGTGGCGGGGGAGACGGCAGTGGCCATTGTCCGCCAGACGGACGGGTCGCTGCGTCAAGTGGCGCTGAACGACATCGTCCCGCCACTGAACATTACCGACGCCAAAGTTGCGGCCGGAGCAGCCATTGTCGACACCAAGCTGGCGACCATTGCCACGGCCGGAAAGGTTTCCAACTCGGCGACTACGGCAACCAGTGCGAATACGGCCAATGCCATTGTGGCCCGAGATGCCAGCGGTAACTTCGCGGCTGGCACGATCACGGCAACTCTTTCTGGGGGCGTCGTCGGTAACGTCACCGGCAACGTGTCGGGAACTTCGGGATCCACCACCGGAAACGCAGCCACCGCGACCACCCTTCAAACGGCACGGACGATTGCGATCAGCGGCGATGTCACCGGAACGGCGACTTCCTTCAATGGTTCGGCCAACATCGCCATTGCTGCGGCGATTACGCCTGACACCATCGTCAATGCCGATGTGAACAGCGCGGCGGCGATTGCGGGAACGAAGATCACTCCGGCCTTCGGGTCGCAAAATATCAGCACGACGGGGACGTTGGCGGCTGGAGCGACGACCATTACTGGAACGTGTGCGGCCACCGCTTTCAGCGGACCGTTGACGGGCAATGCCTCAACAGCCACGACACTGGCTACCGCGAGAAATCTTTCGCTGACTGGCGATGTCACCGCAACACTCTCAAGTTTCAACGGGTCGGACAACGTCTCGGCGGCGGCAACCTTGGCTAATAGCGGTGTCGCTGCCGGAACCTACAACGACAACGCGGCCCAAGTGCGTCCGTTCACCGTTGACGCCAAGGGTCGAGTTACGGCGGTCGGAGCCGCCGTTCCCATTGCCGTCGACTATTCCGCCGTCACTGGGATGCCTTACAAAGGCGCAGCGCGGCTGGCGACCACGGCCAACCTGACCGCGACATACGCCAACGGCACAGCGGGTGTCGGAGCGACTTTGACCAACAACGGATTCCTTGGCGCTCTGTCTATCGACGGCGTGGCCGTTGCGACGAATAACCGCATTCTGGTCAAAGATCAGACCAGTGCCGCGCACAACGGCATTTACACCGTGACCAACACGGGCAGTGCCGTGGCTGCATGGGTGCTGACCCGGGTCACCGATGCCGATACCAATGCCGAACTCGGCTCGGCGGTGGTCACCGTGACCTCCGGAACGGCCAATGGCGGTCGCGTCTACATGACTTTCTTCAAGGCGACGGACACAGTCGGAACCACCGTGATGCCCTGGTATCTCGTCCTGACTGGAGGCCCGAGCGTCATCACCACCTTGATGTTGGATGATGGTGTGGTGACCGAGGACAAGATCGACCCCAACGCCAAAATCCGTGGCGCTACCGGAGGCGGCACAGATCGTGTATTTTATGAGAACGATCAAACGGTGAACACGAACTACACGATCAACACCAACAAAAACGCCATGTCAGCCGGCCCGATTACCGTGGCCAACGGAATCACGGTCACCGTGCCTAATGGCTCAACCTGGACAGTCGTCTAAAAATTATGCCGATCACCATCAACGGAACTTCGGGCTTTGGCGGCAACCTCACGGGTAATGTGACGGGGAATGCGGATACTGCGACGACGGCGGGTAAGTTTTCGACAACCAGCGGCGATGCGCCGACTTATGCGTGTCGTGCGTGGGTGAATTTCTATGGGTCGAAGGACACAACCGGCGCGACTTCAACGGCAAATACAGACCGCTTGATCCGCGAAAAAGGCAACGTCGCCAGCGTTCTTCGTAACGGCATTGGAGAGTTCACCGTCACTTTTTCAACGGCCCTGCCAGACGCTTCTTATGCGGCCATGTGTTCCGTCAAGGCGGTGAATGACACGGCCCGACACTACGATTTTGTATCGGTGCGACCGTTAAGCGCGTCTTCGGTCAAAGTGTTCATTAGCCAACCGGCTACGCCGTTTGGAGGCGTTGATGCTGCAATCGTGATGCTTTCCATCTTCCGCTAACCACCCACCACCATGCCCATCTCAATCGAAGCAGATCCAACACTCGCCCAAGGCTACATCAAAGTCAACGGGACGACCGCGGCTACCTTGACCGCGAACGGCATTGTCTCCGGTGGCGTGCCTGCTGGTGCGGTAATGGCGTTTGCCAGATCAACGGCACCGGCTGGCTGGCTCATCGCCAACGGCAATGCCGTTCCCAACGGCAGCGGCACGGTGCAGGGCGTGACCGCAGATTTTTCGGCACTCTACGCGGCGGTCAGCACCAGCTTCGGCGCGGTCGGCACACTGCCCGACTTGCAGGGTGTCTTTGTGCGCGGCAGCGGGTCGCAGACAATCAGCGGTATTACTTACAACAAGACCTTTGCAGCCAAAGAGGGTGATGCGTTTCAGGGGCACAGGCACGCAATGCAAAACAACACGGATATTTGGGCTGTCGGCTCAGGTAGTTACAATTTTAATAACGGATCATTTAACCCGTCCAAAAACTTGGCCGTTTTGGAACCGACCACAGACGGCACCAACGGCACCCCGCGCACGGCAAGCGAAACCCGCCCCGCGAACATTGCGCTGCTTTACTGCATCAAGTATTAACCATGCCAACCTCCATCACATCCTCCGGCATCACGTTCGACGACGCCACGACGCAGACGACTTCGGCGACCAAGGCACTCGGCATTGGAACCGCGCAGCTTGCTAATGGTGCTGTGACTCCGCCGAAGCTCTCGCAGCCCTTGACGCTTGCCACGGCAAAAGCCTTCAACTGGAACGGGTCTTCATCAAATACGGTTTTGGATTTTGAAAGCATTCCGTCTTGGGTGAGGCGTATTACGGTGATGTTTAATGGGGTGTCAACAAATGGAGCGTCTGCAAAGCTGATTCAGCTAGGGGACTCTGGCGGCGTGGAAACCACTGGATATGACAGTCAATGCGTTTTGGTTGGCGCAACAACAGCCAACCAATCAAGCACAAGCGGATTTGTTATCTATGGAACAACCGCATCAGAGGCGCTAATAGGCCATGCGGTCATTACGCTGATTGATTCCAATAGTTGGGTCTATAGCTCAACAACGAAGATTGGCTCAAGCTATGTGCAGGTTGCTGGAGGATCAAAGGCTCTTTCCGCTACCCTCGACCGCATCCGTCTCACCAGCGTCAGCGCCGACACCTTCGACGCCGGATCGGTCAACATCATGTATGAGGGCTAAC